CTCTGCATCAGCCCGACCGGAGGCTTCCCCGAGTACGCCTTCAACAGCCCTTCCACATCCTTAGTGAGAGCCGCCATTCTCTTACTGTCTAGCATCTTTCCATCCGTGAGCATCGGTTTCAACCGATCAGTCCATTGCCGTTGCAGCGTTCCCTCCGACATACCGGCCGTGATCTGCCGCACACTCCCTTCCAGTTGCTTCCGGCCCTCCGGAGTCTGCGAGCTGATTCTAGCTGCCAGCCGGGTCTGCTCTGGCTTACCATTAAGTAAGAGGTCGCGGACTGCTTCTGGCCTTTCCCCTCCGTTTAGAATCGCTTTCAGATTCTCCGCCGGCGCAGCCGCAACCTTCTGACTCTCAGCAACCCTCTTCCCACCTTCCTGCAGAATCCGCTGCTGATTCTCCAGTGACTTCTCTGCCATATCCCCTACTCGGCTAATCGTCCCTGCTCTTTCTTTCGCTGCCGCGCCCTCAGCTTCCGGTAGGATAGCCCCCGCCCGTTTTGCCAGGTTTTCTCCACTCGCGCTAGCCTTTTTTGCTGTCGCTTCAATCTTTCCAAGTCTCTTTGCATAATCTCCTACCGACTTGCTAAGCCCAGGAACCTCATCCAGCCAGTCAGCATTCTTCTGAGCAAACTCCCCGACTTGCTTGGCTGACATTCCTCGTAATTGACTGCTGACGTAACTGCTCCCTGCCCGTTGCACCAGTCCCGAATCTCCGGTGAGCTCCTTGAGATCGCGTACTGACTGCTGGCTAGAGAAGAACTGCTTGGGGACTCCAGCTGGATCTGCGGCGAATCTCTCCGGGTCAACTCGGTCAATCGCTGCTGCCTTGCCACCTGCGCCCGTACCAAACTTTCTAAGTCCCAACGACGCATCATGGTATTGCTCCTGCATCATTTGCTGAAGGTTGGTGCCCGCAGCATCCTTACCAACAAATTCCTTTTGAATGTCGCTGATCTTCGCATACAACTTCCCAGCCACATCCTTCCCCACTGCCGAGTACCCCTCGACATCCCTGCCGCCGAGGACATCCCCCAGCTTCCTCCGCACCTGATCCAGCGCCTCAAATGACGGATTCTGCAGGGCCTCATTCACCTGCCCGTACACCCGCAGAGTTCCCTGATCTGTGGTCTGTCTGGGAGAGGCTGCCGAATCGGTCTTCCCCTTGATATAGCTCTTCAGATCCTTCATCCCCTCGGTCTGCTCAACCGTCTGCCCAGCCTGCTCCTTGCTCTTTACTATCGAATCCCGCTGGTCCTTCAGGTTGTTATATGCCTGCGTCCGGGCATCCAAAGCAGCTTGATGTTGCTCCGACACAGCCCCTTGCAGCTCTTTGCCAATAGCCGAGATCTTCTTCGGAGTGCCAACTGCTCGTAGAGCCGGTTCCGCTTGTGCCAGTACCTTCCCCGCCGTCGCCATCCGATTGCCCGATGCTTTATTCAAAGCAGCAGCTTCCTTCCGAGCATCAGAGATCATCTGGTCAGCCCGCTTTCTCCCTTCATCCAGCACCTTCTGGGCTGTCTTCGGGTCTTGCGAAGCCACGTCTGCCGCCTGCTGCCGTACCTCTGCCATCATCTTTTCTGCTGATTTTTCCGTGTCTTGGATGTGGGTATCAGCCCCGTGCTGCAGGGTTTGATGCCATGCATTTGCAGGAACTCCCGCATCTTCAACTGCTCGAAGGGTGGCGGCAGCTTTAGTGATATTTGCGTTGGTGGTCGCGGTCATTCCTAGTTTTTCCACTACTGCCCCGAACAGCCCTTTCGCTTTCGCTGCCAGTGCTATTCCTGGACCCGCTGCCATCCCTCCAACCAGTCTAGCTGCATCTGCGGTTCCCTTACCGGCTCCTGCTGCCTCTGCTGTCTGCCCCCCAGCTTCCCCCACGAGTCCTGACAACGCTCCAGCCCCGGCTGAGGCAAGCCTGGAAGCTCTAGCTGCCGTGCCTGCTTCCATGAGAGCTGCACCGATCGTCGGTCCAACATCAGGGATAAAGCTAAGCGCATAGCCAGCTCCGGTGAGGATTTCAGGAGAGGCTGCTCCGAGAGCCCCGCCGAAGGCTGTGGAAGTCCCAATAGCCTCCAGAGCCGATTTGACTGTGGGGGTAGGGACGGGTTTGCCAGCTTCGTCCATCTTCAGGTCAGGTTTCAGCCCCTTGATAGCAGCATCCATCCGACCCTTACGATCAGTAGGAGCAGTTGGTTCTGGAGTCGCTTCCTTTGCAGTACCTGCGGAAAGCTGCTGTTGTAGCACCTGAAAGGCCTGTTCTTTTGTAGCTCCCTCAGGTCCACTAACCGTGTAACTCTTACCTTCCGGTGATGTCAGAGTGAAATCGGGCATAAATCCTCAATGTGCAGTAACAGTCCAACCGGCTGGCAACGGGGGTGCGGAAGTACCTTTACCAGGATCACCACCACCAGGCAACGGAGCAGCGGAATCGCTATCCGCACTATCTCTCACCGTGTTGAGCAGCTTCCTGTAATTCCCTTCCATTCCCTGCAGTTGCTTCTTTTGTTTGCCAGAGGCTGCTGCAAGTATCTCATCAGGTTTCGGGTAGGCTTCCAGTTCCTTCACCGTCTCATCCCAGTTTGCTCGAACCTTCGGGTCTGCCGGGTCAGGGGTGGATTTCAGCCGTGTCAGAGCAATCTGCGCCGCAGTAGCTATTTTATAGGCTGCAGTCATGTTGGTATCCCCAGCATTTGGGGTTGTTTGCGACTTCACCTCATTGATAACCGATTGGTTGGCACCGCGACCACCACCCAGCGTCATAATCCGGGACAACTCCGTAGAGAGGCCCGAGGAGGACGTCTGGAACATCTGAATCTGTTCCGGCGTGAGTGCGTTGCTGCCAGTCTTTTCAATCGACTCCACAAACCCGTGATCGGTGATATGAGCGAATGGGCTGTTGGTCGTGCCAGTCGGGAACAGGGACATAGATTTCAAGTTACGCACGACTTCCGAACCCGCACCACCAATTGACACGATGTTGTTCTCTTGAGTGGCTGTACGTGCCCGGTCCCCGAGTTTGACAAGCGTAGGATCGGTGGGATTCCGGTCTCCTTTCAGCTTCATCTCAGGATCACGCTCGTATTTCACTCCACCGATATCGACAATCTGGGGGTTCTTTACCTTGTCCTGACGATCTTGTTGACGTGCCAAGAACTCATCCTTACGTAGGGCAAGGCTATCCTCGCGAAAGGCTGCGGTTTGCTGAAGGGTAGCTCTACGCAAGCTAACATTGTCTTCATGTTCAGCCCACTGCTGATCCCGGCGCTGCTTCGTGTCGGCAGCTTTCTGCACGAATTCAGCTTTCTTAGTAGAGTCCATGCCAGCTAGTTGCTGCTGGTTTTTCCAGGCTAAGAACGCAGGAGTGCCCGCCAGTGGGATCGTAGTCGGATCAACTCCAGCCTCAACAGCAGCCTTGACCAGAGCTTGAGACTGCTCACGGGTCGGCTGTTCCGGGGTGTTATCAGCAATAGTTGCCAGAGTTTCTCTCTTCTGCGCTTGCACTGCTGCCAGCTGCTTCGTCTGCTCAATCCCTTCCGCAGATGCTTGCTTGCTCAACTCTGTCATCTCTTTCGCGGACGCAAGATCCCCCTGGGAAGCTGCCAATCCAGCTGCCTTGCTATACATCTTAGCCTGATTCATAGGCAGGGCGGCATCAGCCCCTTCCAAGTCAGTCTGTGATTTGATGAACGCCCCGATGTCCTTATCCGTTTTCATCTTCTGCTGCATTTGCGCTTGCTGCATTTTGGCTTGCTGTACTTCCGTCTGCATCAGCTGCGTCTGCGCTTGCTTCATGTCATACGCTTGCCCCTGGATCATATCGTTACCGATCGCCAGTCCCAAGCCTTGGATAAACCCACCTAATCCTGCCATGTTAGTTCTCCTTAGCCGTCGTAACCAGAGATCAAATCATCTGGAGTGCTGGTGGAGGATGCCCCGGAGTTCTCACTACCAGAAGCTCCGAAGGAATTCCAGGCACTTTGGAAGCCTCCACTATTTACTCCAGTGTTAATTCCTGAAGTTACTGCTGATCCAATGGAGTTCCCTAGGGTACCTGCGGCTTGCTGATTAGATTGATTTTGATTCTGGAGGATCTGTCCAGCTGTGCCCGGAGACCCTACGTTAGCCCCAGACAGTTGAGCGAGGAGCAGTTCTTGGTTGTTGAGCTGTGTTGATGCATAGCCCTGGGCATTAGTCGAAAGAGCCGACAACACATTCCCACTGTTCACCATACCATTGGCAGCTGCGCTACCTTCCACAGCATTTTGACTCTGCTGCAAGCCAAATTGATACCCGGGAGTTGACGTGATAGAAGAAGGGTTACTCATCAATTGGGACAATTGCTGCTGATATTGTCCCCGTTGAGATGCAAAAGGATCAGCGGCATTGGCCGCGGACTGGGCGCTGCTATTACTACTGCTGCCCCCACTGATAGAACTAGATACAGCAGCTCCCGCGACAGAGCCTACAACACCCGCGACGACTCCCCAGGGCATTATGCACCTCCGTTGAAGGGTTTTTCAAGCTTTACGCAAATGATCATAGTGATACGATCGCAAGGACTGTCATTGATAACCCAGTGTTCTGCTTGGTTATGGAACCAGAAGAGATCGCCGGTTGCGGTGATGTGCTGGCCGTCTCCATAGCAGAAGGATTGCTGAGGATGGGCAGAGACCTGCAGAGCAAACTTGTCATAGGCGAGAGCATGCCAGCCGTTATCCACGTGGGGGTAAACGCGACGCCCCGGCGGGATTCGAGTGATGAGCACTCCTCCAAGAGCGTCCCCACCGACCAGAGACATAACTGCTCGGGCATGGGTTTTTACTTGAGGGATGAGATCTGCCGCAGCAAGCCAGACGCTCTGGTGAGCCTCATTGGTGAGTTCTCCTTCCCCATACCGAGCCCAGATGTCATCCACTTCTCTGTGGGGGCTGGTAGGGTTCTCCGTCCGCTCCCGATTCCGGTTCCACAATTGAGGTTGCCGTTGCAACTCCAGCTGCAACGGGATGACGTTAATTCCGCTGGCAATTGTCAGGATATTTTTCATTCTATGAGGGCCTTTTCAGCTAAGCTGGCATCACGAATTTCATCGGGAATGGCATGGATACAGAGCCAGAGGACTCCAGGGGTGAGTGCCGTGATCCTGTGGGATTTGTGGGCAGAGATGCGGACACCAATAGGGCCGGTGTAGGTAGTCTTCTGGCCTTCCACTTCCACTTCAGCCACTCCCGAGGCCAGATAGCTCAGATGATCGAATGAGTGTTGATGTTGTTCGATGTAGTCACCAGCCTTATTGGCTTGCCATTCTTTGGCAAACACCCCACCAGCTATGTATGTTGTGTTTTTCACCGGGATTAATCCAAAGTAAAGTGAGAGAGAAACTACCTATTTGCTAACGTAACCGGGGCCTTCACGTCATACAGTCGCAAGCTGGTCGCATCCGCGTGGGTCATCTTCCAGGCTCTGCGTCGGGAGCTCCCACAATTCCGTAGTTGCTTCAGCGGGAACTGCAAGCTCATCGTTCGAGGGGTACTGAATGTCTGATAATCATCATCAGAATAAGCAATGTTGATCGTCGTGATGATTGTATCCGCTTGCTGGAACATAGCAGTGAAGCGTTTCCAGTTGAGAGTACCCCAGTCGTAATTTGGGGTGATACAGGTCACAGGTAAGGGTACATTAGAAATGCCAAAAGCTGCATCAGTAAAAGTCGCTTCAGATAATACTATCTGCCTGCCAGTTGAAGTATCCTGCAGAGTATCCCCAAACACACCATCGAAGCCCTCTGACCGGAAGTAGAACCGGCCAGTAAAGAACTGTTCCACCCCATTCACAATTGTTGACCAGGTAGCCCAGCTTTGCGCGGTGAAGTCGTAAACCAAAGTCAAATTCAGCTGTGCTAGTGTCAGCACATAAAACTGATGCCCGCAGATCTTCACCCCAAACGCCCACATTTGAGTGCTAGTTTGGGTCAATGCTGGTTGGCTCAGAATCTTCTCGATAAACGGATCGGAGATTTGCACCATCTGCAGGCCCTGGAAGGTTTGTACTGTTCTGCCATACAGTGAAGAATGGGCTACCCAAACCGATATGTCATTCAGCTCTACGACTGTCCGCGCGTTGAAACAGCCGGTGGTGAAAGAGGCGTTGAGCACAGGCAACAGTGCAATCCCTTGTGTATTCGGTGCAGCATTAGCATCCCAGAAGACCTGCGTTCCTTGGTCATAAAACCCGATGATGTAATTGAGATGCCGCAGGATGGTAACCCCCGCCAGATAGGTCACATCAGCTTGAGCGAAATCCAGCGCTGGCCATGTCGTAGGGTCGTTAATCGCACTTCCAATGACCTGACCGTCAACCCGCATCGCATAGTAAACCCCATCCAGGTAAGTAATCCCTGGGGCAACCGGCGTGCTGATGTAATTGGCATCAGTTACTTTAGTAAAGGCCGACCCGTTGAAAGTCCACAGCTGCCCCCCTTCATCCTGAATGACGGTGCTCGGGGCGCCAGCTTCCTCAGCACTGATCGACCAATATGCAAGAGCCCCCCCACTAGGAGCCGGAATAGCAATACCCCCGCCAGGACCCAAGGATCCTGAGGAGTAGGCTTGATTATCGACAATATAATACTGAGCACCAAAAGAAGCAAATTGCCCTTGAGCAGTTCCTGTGTTTCCTACGGAAGCATAGCTGGTTCCAGGGCGTTTGACGATAGCTACCCCGTTTTCAGTCTTCTCCGCAAAGCAGTTAACCATCTTCGCATCTTTGGTCAACGTGCCATCTCGCGTGCCGATTGGGTGTGCCCAGGAGATAGTTACGTCCTTATCTGGTGCTGCCATTACATTCTCCGCTCGGAGGGGGTGAGGAAGATGGAGGCCTGTTCCTGACCGAATTCCGCATCGAAGAATTTATCTCGGAAGGCAGTGGCTTTCTGGTTGACTTCGAGTCGTTCATCTGGAGGCATGCGGTACATGAGAGCGATTTCATCAGTCAAATTCCAATCCAGCATGCGGTAGGCTTCCTGGGGAAATGCGATGTTGTTGGTAAGTGACCCGACATCCTGCATCTGCATCTGCACCACGACGTGAATCGTGTGGGTGCTGTCGATAGGGACGTTGTAAAGGGTCAAGTTACCTGCACCAAGCTGTGGATCGTACCAGACTTGATTGGGGATACTTTTCTGGGCTTTCTGCCCAAGGGTGTCCCAGTCATACCGAGAGGTCATCTGCATGGTGACAGAATTGCCTTGGCTATCGACAATATACTGGTCGAGCACCCGCAGGGGGAGAGTTGACCCCGTGATTGTGGAGAGATTGTAGACTGCTTGCCCAGCGACAGTCGGGAAGGCGATGTCCTGAATGCACCACAAAGGCATCCCATTCAAGGCCATTTCCTTGCACATAATCTCTAGAGACTGTAGTACGCTGGCCAGATCGGCCGGGGGGATAGGCTGATACTGGTCAAAAGCTCCTGTCCGCACTATTGCCGAAGTCACCAACTGTTGAGCGGTGAGCGAGAAGTTATAAGTACCGCTGTAGGTTGGCATAGCTGCTCCGGGGAGTTACGATTTCATCTTCATGCGGGATGCTGTTTTGGGTTTTGCCCCTACCCGCGTGGTCATGGCTTGGGACATGGCAGCTACGCCCTTTTTGACCTCAGAACGGGTGACTGTGTGTCCCTTAGCCCGGCCAATTTTCTTCTTTTCCATTATCGTACCCCTACCCCAATCCCACCAGTTTTAATCAACTCCAGCACAACTGTAAAGACGGTCACTGCGTCGGGAGTCGCCGCCCAGCCAGTGGTCTGCAGCCAGATGCTACCGTCAGATCCAGCTTGGTTGTTGGTAAGGCCGCCGAAGCAGTCGAAAGCCATCCGACCACGAGCAGCAATTGGCAAGATCGGAGCACCTGGACCAGCACCAGCTGCCAGACCCCAGGACAAGATCACCTCTAGATTGCCCCCCATTGAATAGTCGATGTAGTCGAGCTTCAGCAACGGGAAAGGCAAGGTCTGCGCCACATGAAACATATTCGCAGGAATGGCTACCTGAACAGCAGCCACATCTGACGTATCGAGAATCCCCGTGATCTTCACAACAGCATTTCGAGGGCCATCGATGATAGTTTGAATAGTTACTGCATTTGCCATGATGGCCCCTTATTTAGTTGGGAGTCACTTCTTGCACAGCCACGAAGAAATTGACTGTCAGGACGCGAGCCACGGCGGTCGTGGGGATGGCACCTTGAGAGGCGAAGAGGGCACCGGTCGGCAAGTTGAGACCTTGCAGGGAGCCGTTGAGCTGGTTGTAGGCAGCAACGACAGGACCGTTGGCAACCGTGCCGATGGGGGTTGATGGGACCGTGCCCGTGATCGGCTCTGCACCAGTGGTGGGGTTGAAATAGGCGAATACGTTGCCCAGGGTGTCGACTTCGATGCCGAGTTCCACTTGAGTAGCAGCAACGAGAGCGAGACCGGTTGGGAAGGGGAACGTGCTAGTGCCCGTACCATTTCGAACGATCAAGCTGAGCGCGCCTGTGGTAACAGTCGACTGGATGAAGATGCCCTGAGGGGCGGAGGCTGCAGAGGCTACGAAACCGACCTGCAAAGTGCCCAAGAGGGAGTCGATTTGCCCTTGCCACTTGAAGAACATCCGGCCGAGGTTGTTCGCGACAGTCGGAACTTGGAAGACTGCCTGTGCGGTTGCTTCAGCTCCGAGAGTGTTGGCTGCGGCTCCCGTGGTGAGAGTTGCAGAGCCCCCTACACCAGCTGCGGTAGCCATAGCTGCCGAACCGTTGGCTGTAAGAGCGGTCAGATCGTTGTTGTTGATATATTCGAGTGCAATCATCCGTGCCCAGGTTGGATCAGGTACGCCCGAATTGCCCATCGTCTGGCGGGGAGCTGCATTGGTGATACCGTAAGGGCTACGGCTGGTCCGGGAAAGCTTGGCTGGCATTTTGTTGCTCCTGAATTAGATGAAGAAAAGGCGAGTTAAAAAGAGTGTACATTATCACCCTTCTATAACTCGCCTCTTGTGAGGACGTTTTCAACCGGGATTACTAAATAGTAATAACGGTCAATTACTCACTGATCAATTACGCCGCGTTGGAACCGTACAAGCCGCGCGGGTTGGCCCACAAGAACGTGTAGCGTTCGTAAGCGCCAACTTTGTAGTTGCGTGTATCGGCGTCATTGTCTTCCCAGATTTCCAATGGTTCGCGCTCTTGCCAGATCATACCATCTTGAATACCGGTGGTAATGAACCAGGGATCGGCCGCCGTGAGGTAGGGGTTGCTAACGCGACCACCCATCAGATAACCTTCCGTCTCAATTGGGTTGATGTCGTTGTTGTTATTACCAACGGCCTTCCCCGTCTTCAAAATCCGGTCAGCATTCATGATGTTGTTCGGATGGACGATCAGCTTGTCCCCCGTCAACGGTTCGATGTAGCCGCGATCGTCCTTGGCTTGCATCATCAGGATCAACATGTCCTCGACAGCGGCCTGGGACAGCGCCGCGTCGATCGCCATCTTGTTCTGCCACGTGCCTGAAGAAAAGTTCGGGTGAACCGTGTTGAGCAAGCTGACCCCATCACCGCCGGCATACGTGGCGTTGAAGGCCCGGTTGAAAACGTTCGTCGCGTTGATGTTCTTCGTTTCACGGAAGGCGCGACGGAGGCGTTCAACACGACCCTGGGTCAGCTTCACGTAGAGGTTATCCTTCAGCTCTTCGTGGGTGACGATAATCCCCAGGCCATATGCCACGTTGGTGCCACGGGTGATGAAACCCTGTTGCATCGTGTCGTAGCTGATCGGTTGTGCTTCCGGCTTGAACACTGCCAGCCCCAGACCAACCGACTGAACGTACTCTTCGTAGTTCTTCTCCGAATCGTACTTTTTGAACATCATGGGGGCAAACTCGGGTGCACCCGGAGCTGCCGAATCCCACCAGCTCTTAACCCCTTCCCATAGTCCCTTGGGGTAGGAGCCTGTATTGACAATACCTGGCATGGTAATTCTCCTCTAAGGGCCGAAGCCCAAATTATTAAACCCCGGCGGTATTGCCCTGGAATTCGTGTTGGTTGAAAATAACATCCCAGGTTGCATTAGCACCGAACGCGTTGTTCGGAATCTGGGACAGGCCGAAGAGCTTGACGGTCAGGCCGGCAGTCACTGCAAACGAGGACGAGAGCAGAACCGTAGCCGAGTTCTGCGCGGGGGCAGTCGGGTTGGTCACGGTGAAGCTGGCGTTGAGGCCAACACTCGCAGCTACCAAGTTGGCGGTAGTGATACCGTCGTCCTGGATCTGAAAGATCACCTTGGGGTCGTCCACTACCAGCACATAGTAGTTGCGGGTCTTCGTCGCAGGGATGTTCTGCACCGTGAGGTCCAGATTCGTACCCACGAGGGAGACTTGGTTCGGAACTGCCAACAGGCAACCGATCACCACACCGCGCACCACACCAGTACCGGTGGTGTTCTTCGTGACTGCTGGGATACCGTTCGCGTCTGCGCCGACTGCTGCAGTCAGCACCACATCACCAGGATTGTACTGGTTGGTATCCGTCGAGGGGATGTAATACATATTCGCGCCTCCGCTCCACGCTGCGCCATTCATATAGCGAGCGGGAACGAAGCCACGGGGCTGGACAAAGTTTGCCATTGTGGGTCTCCCTAAGATAAGGGTTTGTTGAGAGGGGCCGACCCAGCCCCAAGTTGCAGATTACTCGCCAGAGTTGCCGCGTTGCTTTGCGCCTTCTCCTAGCTGGTATTCCTTCTTGTAGCCAGTGTCGATTTCGGTTCGCATATTACGAAGGCTGCGCATGCCGGAACCTTGCTCCGGGGATTCTGCTTGCCTACGGATGTCCGCGTCCCATTTGTCTGCAGCCCGATACCGGCGCGATTCGATTTCAGCCCAAACGTCGTTGGGGCACTTCAATAAGTATGCGCGGAGCGCTTGGCCATCCGAACGAGTGCCCTTAACGAATCGCGAGATCACGTTGCTAATCTCTTCATCAGGAACAATCTTGGCCTGTTTTGCATATAACTCGTCCTGGGTGACGAAGTCAAAGCCCTGTTGCAGCTTGCCTTCGATTGCACCGTTCTCGTCGTTAACCCAGGAAAGCTTATGGTCTGGGATCTCGCCGTGGACGTCGAGCTGGAGGGAGAGCCCCCCTAAATCATTTTCTCGTTCGCGTGGAGCTGTACCATCTTCGCGTGCTTCTCGAAGGGCACGTCCTTGGCGACGAGCAGAGAGTAACCGGTTGGAATCGGCATCCGGGGCACGTTGAAATGAACCGGCTGCTGTCTTTTGTTCTGTAGGCATGATTATGCTTCCGAGTTAGGGAAAGGGGAAATGCTGGGAAGAAAAAGTTACTTCTTCTTCGGAGCAGTGCGATGGATATGAGGCTCATCCGAGAAGTAATTCTTCAGGAAGGTCGCTTCGGAGGTCCAACCTTGCCGAATGCCAGTTTTCATCAACTCACGATCTGCTTCAGGCAGGTCATTCACCGAATGGCTACGACCATCCCCGCTGCCCCCACCCCCAGCTTCGGTCATGCTGCCACGAGCGGTCGGATCGCCAGCTTTCTTGAACTTCATCGGGAAGGCTTCTTCCATCTTCTCCCGCATCAGGTTCAGGAAGGGAAGACCACGCTTCGTTTCACCTGCTGCGATGGCTTCGTTGGCAAGTGCAAAGCAATAGTCACGCATCGGCTTGCTCTCATTGAACCACTGATTGCCGTTGTCGATCCACGCACGTACGACAGGATCGGAGGTGTTGCCATTCTCATCGATGACAGGAGGGCGATCGGTGGGGGCAGGAGTCTGCTTTTGCTTCTCAATCTGCTGTTTGACGTTCGCGCGCTCGTCATTCAGGATGTCGAGCCGGTCCTCGATCGAATCCGCCATGTCGTCATTGCCGTCACGAATGGCTTCACGTTGCTGGCGCTTGAGATCACGTACCAACTCACCAATTTGGGAGTCGCGTGCTTCGATCTGTCGCTGCTGAAAGGCTGCGAATTCCTTAGCAGTGCCTTGGAACTCAGACAGCTGCTTCTTTACCGCTGCCAACTCACTCTGCAGATTGCGATTGTACTTGGCCCCATCAGCCAGGAAGGTAGCTGCATCCTTCCACTTGCCTTCCTCGCCGGTGTACTTGTGCTTGGGTATCCAGCCCCGACGAGAGGCTTCGAGTTCCTGCTCCCGTTGGATGTTTTCATCATGGCCCCCGCCACCCTCCCCACCTTCACCTGATTGCTCTTGGAGGAACACTCGGTTCAGTAATCGCTGCATCAAAATTGGCATTGCTATAACTCCAGTTATGGAACTACGAATTTATAAAATTACAGGACAAACCAGTCTTCGGACAGGCAATCATTAACGCTGGGAACCCAAGTACTGACGGTTTCGTTTGCATTTTTGATTGCAAGATACGCATTGTAAGGGACTAAAGAACCTTCTCCAAAATGAATTTTCGCGGCACCAGTCTGCACTGGGTAGGAGGCCGCAGGGACCAGATAAACAAACATTCCTTTACCATTCCATCCAGCCCTGTGAACACGTTCACCTGCCTTGAGGGCGGCTAAAGCATCTGAAAAGGAAATAGGTTGTTTCATGGGAACTCCAGTTAGGGAACTACGGTTATTTACCGGGATTACTAAATAGTAATAACGGTTGAAAACTAATTAAACAAACTGACAATCTCCGGACCACGGACAGTTAGGGAATAACCGGAGGTGTCGCGGGTGGAAAGGACTTGCTGGATTGCCTTGGAGAGGGCTTCTCGCAGTTCATCTTCCAGTTCCGGTACCATCTCCAGCTCCATGTCGAAAATATGGACAGCAAAGTTGACTTGAG